ATGAGGGCAGGGGGGTCTATTTGCGAGGACCCCTCCCCCATGGTCCGGCATTAAGCCACATCACTATCCATAAACTCTCTAGAAACCTTTATGTAGTTTCCAGTAATATTAAATTTAATTATCTCATCTATTGCTTCGTCTATGGCTAAAGCATCATCTTCTTCGCTTAGCTCGTTAGATGTTATGGTTATTCTATCAACATATGCACACGAATGATAACCATTACTTGTGTCGAACTCATACCATTCATCGAAATTATCAAATGGATTATATGGATTATCTGTAGTCGACAACATATTTGCAATCACGTATCATCACCTCTTTTTATAAATCTATTTTTGCTAAAGTACTAACTGATACGCCTAAATGATCTGCAATTTCGGCTCTAGTTCGTCCTTTACTCATCATACTCTTTGCTATGGCTATCTTTGATGGAGGCATAGATATAAAAGTCTTTGGTGTTGCTAATTGTTTAATCTTATCCATGTTCGTATTATCTAGTATGGAAGATAACTTATTGGCACTTATCGCGCCTGCTTGTATTGCTTCCCATTCTCTATCTGTAATATCCACCGTCTTCTTGGATGCCCCAACCCTTAATCTAGCCTGTATTAGTTCTCTGCCTTTTAACTTCTTTAATTCTCCTTTTTCCATGTTAGGATTAGCCATCTTTTTAGCATTTACTTTGACATTGCCTATTAACATGGCTTGTCTTTCGAAAGGTTTATTCGTCTCTGCTATACGTAGTTTAGACATTAATGTTTTAACTTCTTCGGAATAAGTTGTTTTAGCAGATGGCGAATAAAGTGGAGGTTTTATAGCAATCATCTCTTTTCTAGCTTCATTACCTAATGCTTTTAGTTTGTTGGCATGATTAGCATAGATATTTTCCATAGGTGTACCAGAAGATAACTCAAACGCATCATCTACTTCGGCCATCTTAGTGGATTTTACTGTCTTCTTCACGGTCACGCCTAGTTTGTTGATATAAGATGACTCTTCGTATTCGTATTGTTTCTTTCCTGTAAGGGGGTCTATATACATTCGTTTATTTTTTCCTGTAACAGGATTGGTGACGACTTTACCATACTTTCTAAAAGCAACATCTATGCCCGACTTAGATCTAGATATTAATGTGGATGAACCTTTGGTGGCACCACCTTGATAGGTCTTTTTTAAAAGAGAGATATTATTATCGATTGCCGACTGTCTATAGTTTAAACCATGTTTCTGAGCATCTATTACCACCATGGAATGTTTAACAGCTTTAGCTAACTCATCATCATTAGCGCCCTTTATGGTCATATCTGTAATTAAATTAGATATTCCACCCATTTCGCGTTGTTTGGTGAAATCCTTCATCTTTGGCAATGTGGAATCATAGTATATCTTAGGGTCAAAGTCCTTTAAGTCTTTTAATGGCGGCGAAGTTTTTATTTGTTTATTATCGTTTGGAATGACTAGAACCGTATCTCCATCAAAGTCTGCACCCGATAATTTCGCTGCTACTTTATGATGTACACCAACAGCATCTTCGGCATCTCTCATTGTATCTGCTGATTTGGTTTTATTATTAACCGTTAATTCTGGAATTTCAAATATCCCACCATGAGGATATCTAATTAATACTACTTTTTCACCATTTCTGAAATTAGGAGCATAGATTTCGTTCTCCTTTATCAGAATTGGCAGTATTACATGCGAACCTTGTCTTGGCATGGCGGCGGCTTTTAAATGTACCGCTGATGAATCGGCATCGTCAGAGAAAGACGCTAATAACTTTTTCTTAACTAAAGGATTTGTCAAACTCATTATATTATCATATTCTTGTTTCTTTTTATCGTAAGTAATCCCTAATTGTTGTTTTGCTAATGACGGTTTTTGTTTTGACAACATTTGAGCAGATAGAGTTTTACTCCATTTGCCCCAATCACCTTCTTCATTTACAATATTTAGTGCCGATAGTTTCTTTTCTCCATTATCGACATAATGTTTTTGTCTTACTGTTACGCCTTCCGTCATACCATCTATATCTGTAGATTCGTCATAATCTTTTTGTCTAACGGTTGCGCCAAATGGATTCTCCCAATCCGGCTTTATATGCCCTTCGGCCAAACCTTTATCAATTAATTTGACCTGTTCATCTTTGGATATGTCTGAAGAAAGAATCTTTTTAACATTCGGATCTTCCATATCGGCTTTCATAATTTTAAATACATCTGCTTTTGCAGTACCTGTTTTTTTATTGGTGTTATAAACTATGTCGGCACCTTTTGGTATGTCATCCGAATATACGGCCATGCCTTTCATAAAATGAGTATCATTAACACCTATTCTAACTTGAGCGTATCTTTTTGAACTTAAAGATAAATCTGCAACTCCGCGTCTAAGTTCAATAACACCATCTTTTTCAGTACCTCCATCTTCATGATAGCGAATATACACTCTATCGCTACTTACGCTTTTAGGTGGTTTTATAGGGATAGAAGTTAAACCGCCATCTTCTGAATAAATGATTGGCATTTTTATGCTACCTCTGTTTTTATAAACATCTACATAGGCAGCTTTTAATAATTGTTTAATTTCGTCTGGATGAATACCTAGTATTATTGGAATCTCTTTGTCCGGTACATTTTCATTTTTTAATTGTAAAATTCGACGCACCTTTGGATCTTCAGGTAAAGATAAAACCAATAGATTTGTATTTTTATTAGTACCCAATTGGTGTTCTTGCGGGCGACTAATCATATATCCTTCTTCTTCTAGCTTTGCTATGGCTGTTTTTAATTTGGTTCTATTTACACCTAAATTATGTTCAACCCCGGCGCCAACATCTATATACTTCTTAGATGCCACGCTTTCTTTTAACATGTTGACTGTAACATCCGTCATTTCAGACCTTAGTTTTACATTTGGTTTTAGTAAATCTCTGACCGAAGATTCATTTAAACCGCCCATTCTTTTACCAATAGCAGGATTACTAAGACCTTTTTCTTTTAACCGCCATGCTTGGGCTATCTTATCTTTCTTTATATCGTCGTTAGCTATTGATATTTTAATTCTAAATCTAGTAGAATTCATACCCATACCTTTGGCTATTTCGCCATCACTCATTCCTTTTTTTCTAAGTTCTTCAACATTACTAAGAAAAGTTTTACTTCTTTGTGGATCTTTCCCTGACCCATACTTATATCTTCCTGAATGTCTTGGTGTACCCGTATGAGATATCGTATAGCGCATTTATTATTCCTCCATTTTCATCTTTTCCAATTGTTTATCGAAAGATACGATCTTTTCCATGATATACAATATATCTTCTTTCTGAGGAGTAAGCATTAATATCTTATCGGACTGATATAATCTCAATTCGATATCAATGTCATTTGGATTTGTTTTATATTCGAGACAGAATAATGCCGTATATATCTCTAATTGTCTCATGGACGATAAACTCACTCCAGTTTTTAAATCATGTATTCTTAACATGTTTTGTTTAAAGGAGATGGTATCCGCGGTTCCAAAACAATTTTCAGAATAATATAGGATTTGTTCTGGTATCATTTTAAATCCTATTGCATCGTTTACATACAAATTTAAAGTACTTTTAGTTTTTGGTAATTTGACTCCAAGTTTTATACATTCACAAGCAAGACTATGAAGCTTTATACCTCTCATGGTTGCGGAATGATTTTTGAATGTGGCTACCAATTTATCTTCATCGTAATTAATCCAATGGTATTTACTGGCACTCAAAAATGCGTGTTTACCTTCTAGGTGAGAATGACTTTTGAAGTTCATATATTACCTCCTTTTTGTTTTCAGGATATATAAAACTTGAAAAGGACATTTTATTTAAAAGATTTATATAGTAATCTTGGTTGGGTCTTATTATTGAATTGACATTCTTTTTACATTCTAATGCCGCCCATCGATTATTATATAAAATCATTAAATCTGGAAAACCTTGAATGTAAGAGGGATCGGTTTTAAATACAACACATCCTTCAAAACGAAATTCTAGGTCTTTAATAAGTTTCGATTGGAATTCACTTTCTAACATATTTTTCGTCTCCTTTCAAGAAAAAAATAGAAAAAGATGTCTGATAATTTAATATCGTCTTGAATGACATATATTAAATATACGTCATATACAGACACACCTCCTTCTATTACAGCGTATGTTTTTCCCGCGAGGGCAAAAAAGAAAACCTAAGTTTTCTTTAAAAGTTTTAAATTTTTTAAACAACCATATCCTCCTATGATTCCTAAAGTTATAATTGAACCATATAGTAATCCGATATTCACTCCCTGAGTATAACAACTGTTCATAAGCATTTGCATTGCCGTCGATACGTCTGTTGTTCCTCGCACAGTGATTCCAGATTTCAAAATAATTACACTTTCTTCACTTATTACATCCATAAGACTTGACATAATTAATTCCTCCTAAAATTTTATTATCTTTCATTACAGCCTGAGTTTTTCCAGCGAGGGCAAAAAAGAAGCCTAAGCTTCCTTCTTTCGATTTTTATCTTTAGTTAATATTGTACCACCAATAATTCCTAACGCAATAACTGCCCCAATAGCACCATACTTTAAAGTCGTATTCAACCTGCTTTTATAGTATGCCTCACAACACCCAATTATTAAACCGGCTACTTGTTTGGCTCCTTTTACAACAGTTCCATTCGACAATATAATTACGCTCTCTTCGTTTATTACATCACTCATCATCAACATATTAATTCCTCCTAAAAATTTTATTATCTTTCATTATAACCTAAGTTTACTTCGCGTTTGTCTTTTAATTAAACTATTATCCAATACATTAAAATTTTTCTTTTCTTTTAGAGCTTTACTTATTGCAATATCGATAGGCGATTCAGATTTTAAATAATAGTAAAATAAATCTTTGTAAGGAGTGTTAAGTCTATCTATTCTTCCAGCTGCCTGTATCATAGTTTTGTATGAGTAACTTTGAGAATAGAAAACTATAGTATCGGTTGTTATGCAATTCCATCCTTCTGCTCCCGACATATATTGTACTAAGTATATCCATTTACTGGTCGATGGTACTTCTTCGTGTTTATGACCATTCCACTCTTTAGTGTTTATCTTTAATTTCTCACCTAAGTTTCTTAGCGCCTCCAACTCATAATCAAAATTATAGAATACTATAAGTCGGTCGTGTTTTGAAATTAGATTCATCATTGCTTTGATTCTTGATTCGTCGCTATTTACTATTTTTCTAAAAAGATAAAATAATTCACTAGCATTTTTTACGGGTTTATTTGTGTATGGGTTGCGACGTTTTTTTAATGCAACATCAAATATCTTTTTATCATATCCGACAAGAACATCTTTATTGTGGTACTCGGTATGTTTTTGATAATGCATAGTAACGGTTATTGCAGACCTGTATTTAACAAGTAATGATGTCTCTATAAACTTTTCTATCTTTGGATATTTTGTAAATCGACTATATACCGCATGTCTTATTAGGAATTCGGTTCGGTTTTTGTAAAATTTATTAGCTACAAATATCGGTATATAATCAGTCCATACATCTCCTGGCGTTGCAGACAATACAATCCATCGATTTAGTCTTACTATTTTTAGAAAAGATTTAACCCAGGTTCCCGAACCCACTAATCGTTGCTCGTCTAAAATAAAGAATGCATTTTCAACTCTTTTGTATTTGGAAATGTTATTCCAAGAATCAACAGTGACCTTAACACCACTAATGCTAAATTCTCTTTTAGTGGACAGAAGAAAAGGCAGGCATTCTTTTTCCCATTCCAAACTATCTCTCTTTTTGGCTGTAGTTATTATATATAAGTCTTTAGGTTTTTTCATTTCGCCTAACTCGCCAACACCATTTATCTTTAACTTACCAAGACATTCTTTCAGAAAATAATAGGCTATGGCTGTTCTGGACTTACCAGTACCGACTCCGCCAACAAGAACGGAACCGGTATTCAGTGAATCTATAGCTTTTATTTGATGATCGTATAATGTCACGCTCATATCAGTCCTCGAAATCTAACATATCGTCGGTATAACCT